GTATGAAGAGCTATACCCAAATCACAAAATAGAACAAACTGTTATATTAGCCACATGTGAAGATGGTTTTGTACAAGAATGGATACATACCGAAGATAAAATCAAAGAACACCAAGAGTTATTTTATAAACACACTAAAGACTTTTTTAACAGAAATAATATAAATAGTTAATAAAGAGTCAATAGTTGAATTAATAAAAAAGGCGATTTATATATCCTACTTGCGACCATAACAGCTAAAGGGAAATATGAAAAAAATATTAATAGTTTTAAGTATATTATTTGCAACTGTAGTTTATGCCGAGCATGAAGAATTTAGTAATGAAGTTTATATGCAACAGGTACCTGCTTTATGTGGTACAGTAAATGCTATACAAACTTATGTTGATCATTATAAATTTAAACCATATCACTTAACACTAGGTAGAACAGGTATGGTAGAAGATGGTGAACCAGTTTATATGATAACTTATATGGTAAATGAAGATAATACACAATCAATTGCTGTATTAGATATACCAAGTGGACTTGAAAGATGTATTTTATTTCATACATTTGATTTAGTAGTGCCACAAAAGAATTAAACGTTGAAGGTAAGAGAATACCTGGAGAAGACGTGGCTGCAATGCCACCCACTCCACCATTTAAACAATGAAATTTAAGGGGTGGAACTAGGATCGATTCACAGTTAAAACTTACTGGAGTTTAGTCGCTGACAACGTAAAGTCATCTTATAAATGCTAACAATTTAGCGATGGCAGCTTAATACTGCTAAACGGTTTGCCTGTACCGAGTAACAGAAACAGGCTTGACAAACACGTAGATTGTGATATAATATTATTATAAAGTGAGGTAAATTATGAGTGAAAATATAGAAAGAGATTCCCGTGAGCATGATATGACTTATGAGAATGAACAATCAACGGTAACAATACCGTTAAAAGAATATGATAGACTAAAAGCAGAACAAACTTATATCACAGACCCAAGTTTAATTAGTATCATAGATAAAATAGAAGAACTAACAAGAGCATTAAGAAAACACATAGTAAGAAAATTCTGATGTTAATGAATAGTAAAAAGTTTGCTCAAATAATAGAGGCAATAGTAAAAGAGAAACGGATGTCCTATATGGATGCCGTGTTAAAATATTGTGAAGAAAATGATATTGACACAGCGTCTGTAGGTCCTTTAATCAACAAGTCACTAAAAGAAAAGATAAAAGAAGAGGCAGAAAAGCTAAACTTGGTTGAACGATCAAGCACAGCAATCTTACCTATATGAACAGTTATGAGGCTTATACATTATATTTGGCTATTAAACTACACTTCACTTCCGATAGTTATGATTTTTACAGGCACAATGCCAAAGTTAATTCAACATTTAACACATTTTTAAAACGTAATGATAGGTTCTTTTTTCATAAACTTACAACTAAATATACAAAGGAAGAAATGCTAGACTATTTTGTATCTAATTTCTTTCATAATTCAAAAACATGGATAGGTAATCTAGTTAGAGCAGATGGAGAAACAACTTATAACAAGTGGAAAAAATATAATCAATCTTTTACGTACAATTTTAGAGGGGATTGTGTATTACTTTCTAATGTCATTAATGATAATAGGATTCGGTTTGATGATTTGTTTCGTGTACATAGTGGGCAACATCCACGATTGCTACGATTACTTCTATCTGAAAAAATATCAGTACAGACAATCATCATCTTGGATAAAGTTTTATCATTTGTTAAAAGATGGGACAAAGAGATTGCTGAAACAGTTATCTGGCCTGAAAAATCGTTTAAAATAAAGAAATTATCACCTTTTATTAAGTTTAACCTTACTAAATGTAAGTTTATAATGAAAGAGGTGTTTGTGTGAGTGATGACTATGTACCTACGCCGTGCATAAACATATGTACGATTGACCAAGATAGTGGTTATTGCATGGGTTGTAGTAGAACACCAGATGAAATAGATAAATGGGGTAGGCCTGAAACAACTAAAGAATGGAAAGAAAACAATTTGAAGGAGTTGGATGGAAGAACGTAAACTAACAGAGCAAGAAGTAAGAGAAGAATACAGATCACAACGTAAGGACAGAGTCTTTGCTGCATGTTGGCCTGCTAATAATGATAGTTTTTACGAGTGGTGTTCTGAATATGTAGATTACAAACATATAACAAAAAATAAAAAGAAATGACAATTGAACCTATAAGAGAAAAACTAGATGATAAGATTGCCAAACTAAACTCAAGCAGAGTTTATAAAAAGGTAACACCTAAAGGTGACTTGTCATGGTACATCAAGTGGGCAAGTAGTATTATATTAATTATTGCTATGATGTTTACAGCAGTAGAGTTGTTTCCTTTAAACATGTTTATTGCTAACATAGGTTTCATAGGTTGGTTAACTGTAGGTTTGTTATGGCATGACAGGTCCTTAATTGTATTGAATGCTATATCACTTACAATATATTCTATGGGTTTATTGAATTATTATTATGGCTAAGAAATATTTTGATGAAGAATGGCCTAGACAAGGTAAGATTATGAAAAAAAGAGCATTTATTATAGGTAATGGCGAGTCACGTAAGGACTTTGACTTGACAACATTAAAAAAGCATGGTAAGATATATGCCTGTAATGCTTACTATAGAGATAATCCTCTACCAGATGTATTGATTGCTGTTGACAGCACAATGACACACGAAATATATCACAAGGGTGTTGCTCATAAGATACCTTGTTACTTTAGAGAGTGGACTAAATGTCCCAACTTCATGTATGACACAATGGTGTTAGGCATGTTACATACACAAGACAAAGACAAGGCAGATAGTTTTATAACTAATAAAGGCCCAACTAATTACTATGTTATGAATGCCCATACAATCAAAGGCAACGCAACAATAAGAAAAGAAGACGGTACGAAGTATAAGAAAGATATTGACAATACCCACATTTATGTGTCTTGGATCACAGACGGCGATAAGACACAAGAATGGGAAGACCCAGGATATCATGCTGGTGCAACAGCAGGTTATATTGCTTGCAAGTATGATACAATAGACGAAGTGTATATGATAGGTATGGATTTGAGATCGGATACAAAAATGTTCAATAACATTTACAAAGGCACTAAAAACTACTCATCAGCACATTATGAACCTAGTCCTACAGGCGTATGGGAAGCAGAGTGGTTACAAGTATTGAAAGACAACCCTAAAGTGTCATTTTTTAAGGTAAACAAGGCAGATGATGACAATACAACTAATCAAAAACTACTAGGAAACGAGAAGAATTTAACATATATTACTCAAGCACAGCTGCTTGACAATATCAGTAAATGGTGATACAATATTATAATGGTTGAGTATGTTGCCAGTATAAATAATAGTAATACTTACATTAATACAAATACGTACAACAATATATACAAGGAGAAAATACAATGTCAAGTGCATTAGAAGCCCTAAAAAAGTCAAAGTCAAATTTTGACGTACTAACGAAGAAGTTAGAAAACACAATAGAACAACCCGAAAAGAAAAACAAGTACCAAGACGACAGGTTATGGAAACCTGAACTAGATAAGTCTGGCAATGGTTACGCAGTATTGAGATTCTTACCTGCTGTAGAAGGCGAAGATATGCCTTGGCAGAGAGTCTGGAACCATGCGTTTCAAGGACCAGGTGGTCAATGGTATATTGAAAACTCATTAACAACTTTAAACAAAAAAGATCCTGTTAGTGAAGAAAACACTAGACTATGGAATACTGGCATAGAAGCCGATAAAGAAATTGCTAGAAAAAGAAAAAGAAAGTTATCTTACTATTCAAATATTCTAGTAGTATCTGATCCAAAACATCCTGAAAACGAAGGTAAAGTTTTCTTATTCAAATTTGGTAAAAAGATATTTGATAAGATTACAGAAGCAATGAACCCAGCGTTTGAAGATGAAAAGGCTGTTAACCCATTTGATTTTTGGGAAGGTGCAAACTTTAAACTAAAAATCAGAAAAGTTGATGGTTATTGGAATTATGACAAATCTGAATTTGAGCAACCAAGTAGAGTAAAACCTACTGATGAGGAGATTGACAAAATATGGAAATCTCAACATGCTCTAAAGCCCTTCATTGACCCTAGTAATTTTAAATCTTATGATGAACTCAAAGAGAAACTGAATAAGACACTTACTGGACAAAGAAGTACCGAGTCAGTTGAAGATATTGACCTCCCACCTGTCAGCAATGACATACCAACGTCTTCTAACAATTCGGTAGAGAAAGTTGAATCGTCTAACGACAGCGATGACCTGTCGTATTTTAGTAAACTAGCTGAAGACGATTCATAATCTATCTCTCTCACTTTCTCAATATGGGGTGCCTTCGGGCACCCTACTAAATGTTCACGTTTTGTTCTCATTTTACACACCAAAATAACGCTTGACAAAAGCCGTATTTTCTGATATACTTAAAGTAACAATGGTCATAAGACCTTTAAACTATAAGGAGTATCGTAATGATAACAATAAAAAAAACACTTGAAGTAGAACAAGTACCAAATGCTACATTTCAATGGTTATATACCAATCTTTCACACAAAACAATTGTATCATGTCCAGAATTAATACAAAGGGCATTGATGAAACATAGATGGAATAATAAAGTTATAAAAGATTATTTTGAGTCTAACTTTGTATTTACTGGTGCTTCAAAAGCACAAACTTTTCATATAGTATCAAAGAAATCACTTTTAGATTCTTTTGAACATGCTCATACGTTGTGTTTAGATGATGATGAAAAGAATTTTTTACAAGAGTGTATTGACATTATAAACTATTATGAAGACTCTGAATATTTTATTATTGATGGACAAAGTAGAGGTTATTTAGCACACTTACCTTTCTTTAATAGTGAATTTAAGTGGACAATGGATATCACTTTTGTTAACGAAGAAACAGGAGAAGAATATACAAAAAGTGATTTTTTCTTTGAAGATTTAACAGAAAATGAAAGAACTGCTTTTCTTTCACAAGAAATAACTGTTTTAAAATACACAAAAGGCACGTTGCAAGATTATGCTACATTAGTTGTAGGTATCAACCAAGGTTTACAATGGGCTGATTCTGAAATGATGTGGACAAAATGGTTTGCAGGATTAAAGTTTGATATTAAAAAAGATATTATTCAAACATTGAACTGGAAAAATCTATTTAAAAATGTTGTGACAGGTACAAGTGAAAAGTATGAGTACAATAGGGCAGGTTATGTTTCATTTATATTAGAAACTATACATTTATTAAGAAACCTTAATAATTCATCCAGTAAGTTAAACTTTCCAAGCTCAACAGAAATGTTAAGTTGGTTTGATAAACCTTCCTTGTATGCAAAGAAGGTAGAACTTGATAAGTCAGAATATAAAATGTTAAAATTAATATTAAAACAGGTATCTGATATACAAGAAACAAATGTTAAATTACCTAAATTTGCAAACTTAACAAATTTAGTTATAACAACAATGTTGATACTTAATAAAAATTCAGTTGAGGGTCAGAAAATGTTGAAAGAAACATTTACTACCTATAAAGATAAAACTTTTATTAGAGTTGAAAATCCAGTTGAATTTATTAAAAAACTGGCAACAAGTGAGGTAGATGAATATTCTAAAGATATTTACCTAACTGATAGTAAAGGTAAACTTATAACTGATGAACTTGGTAATAATAAGAAAAACTATGATTGTTACCATTATTATGGTTCTAAAAATAAAGGCGACTTTTTAATTAAAAGAAAAAATAATATTTTAAAAAGATTACCAAAAATGTTAAAAGAACTTTATGATAAAAAAATAATATCAGTTTGTACAGATAGAGAATTTATTGACTATCTTGCAGTTTATGACCAAACTAATAAAACAGGTGGTATAAGTGATATGTTTGATAGACCAATTTCTAAAGATGAACTTTTAGATAAAAGTAAATTTCAAAAAGGTCATAATAAATCCTTGAGAAAATCTGGCACAAATGATATTACAAATTTTACATTAGAAGATGGTCAGATTAATGTAAGAAAACAGGCACAAAACTATTAAAAAGTCTTTAAGTGGTCTTCGGTTAGTATCAGAAATTTCATATTTCGTTTTATACACCAAGCATACGCCGTTGACCACTTTCTTCTATTTCTCTCATAAGTAATCAACGCATTTTTATAAGTACGGGTTTCACGTAAAGGTTTTTTAGGTTTGCGTGTTTGTGCTTTAGGTTTAATCTCTACAACAAACTTTTTGAATGTGCCGTCTGATTGTCTAACTTTCATATAAAAATCAGGATAGTATCTATGTGGCCTATTGTCAACTGAACGATAGTAAATTGCTATTTCTTCACTACCCCATTCCATTACAGCCCTAGTTTTATCACAATAAATCATAAAACGTTTCTCCCAACTAGACCTATAAATAATGTTGTTTACATTGCCTTTATATTTCTGTGGGTTGAGTGGTTTGTATATACCTGAATAAGGGCGTTTATCTGGATTCTTCAACTTCTTCATAGAATCTATTTATTATCAACATAAATAGTAGTATGGCAAGTGTATTTGACACAATCAAACAAAGAGCAGGAGACGCTCAAAAATCTGCTACTTGGTATAGAACGCAAGTAAATAAAATAGCGAGTGGCACAACTGCTAAACAATTGTTTAGACAAAACAAACTAAATGGTCGTCCTAGCGTAGGTAGATTGAACTTGTTTGGGTACAATCCTAAATTAAGAAAAACTCTACCTTATTATGACGTGTTCCCATTAGTGTTGCCATTAGAACCAATATCAGGTGGGTTTATGGGTATGAACTTTCACTATTTGCCACCTCTATTGAGATTTAAACTATTAGAACGTATGCAGGCAAGAGCGTCTGATACAAGATTTGATAAGAATACAAGATTTGAAGTCAACTATGATGATGTAAAGAATGTGAAAATAGTAAAACCAACAATAAAGAAATATTTGTACTCATATGTACAGACAGGTTTTTTAAGAATAAATGCTGATGAGGCTGCAACAGCGATTTATCTACCTGTACAAAGATTTAAAAAGGCGTCTGTAGGACAAGTCTATGCAGATAGTAGGAGATTTATTTAATGTCATTAATTAGTATAGGCAAAAGAATAGGTGACATGGATATACGATTAGGTATACCACCTAGTAAACCACAATTCAGTACAACAGAAACAAATAAAAGATTCTCATATAACAACGTATCATCTAATTACAATTCTGTATTCAATCAATTTAGATCAGGTCTAACAGGTGCTGGTGGGTTGGCTAGACCTACGCAGTTTCTATGTACGATTGATGGACCACAAAGTAAAACATTACCACGTGATTACGTTTATGCTGACCCTACAGGTGGTAAGAAGGCTGCTGCTAGAATGGCAAAGAGTGCTAGATTAGCAGGTGCAATAAAAGAGAATTTACAATTAAGAATGGATCTATTCTGTTCTAACGTATCATT